CCACCCGGGCCCGAGCCTATGCCGACATTGAGCAGCTGCAGGACGCTATCGAGATGGACGGTTTGATCGTGGACGGAAAGCCCAACCCCGCCTGTGATCTGCTGGACAAGATGACCCGCCGCGCCCTGGCAACTGGCCGACAGCTCAAGGTCGATACCATCGCCACCGTAGGCAAGGCAGAGGACATTCCCAAGGGTGCCACCCTGGAACGCAACGCACGTGCTCAGTTGGATGACGACCTGATCCCGACGATGGCGACAATGCAATGAGCCGCGCCGAGAAGATCATTCGCTTTATAGAACGCTACTGCGTCACGCCAGAAGGTGCTGACGTGGGCAAGCCTTTGGTACTGGCTGAGTTTCAGAAGCAGTTCATCCGCGACATTTACGACAACCCAGCCGGTACTCGTCGAGCCATCCTGAGTGTGAGCCGCAAGAACGGTAAGTCTGGTTTGATTGCTGGCCTTATCCTGGCTCACCTGGTCGGACCTGAAGCCAAGCAGAACAGCCAGCTCGTATCTGGAGCAATGAGCCGTGACCAGGCCGCGCTGGTGTTCAACCTGGCTTCCAAGATGGTCATGCAGTCGCCCGCACTGTCCAAGATCGTGCGTATCGTACCGAGCGGTAAACGCCTGATCGGCCTGCCACTGAATACCGAGTTTCGTGCCCTGGCTGCTGACGGCAAGACAGCCCACGGCCTTTCCCCTGTACTTGCCATCCTCGACGAGATAGGCCAGATCAGAGGCCCACAATCTGACTTCGTGGACGCCATTACCACGTCACAAGGCGCACACGAGAACCCGCTGCTGATCGCTATCAGTACCCAGGCCGCGAATGACGCCGACCTGCTGAGCCAATGGATAGACGACGCCAAGCAGTCGAAAGACCCGAGGATCGTTTGTCACCTGTACGCTGCCCCAAAGGGATGTGATCTGCTGGACGAGGAGGCATGGAAAGCGGCCAACCCAG